AGGCTGTTCGGTCGTATGGTTGGGCGTAAGGAAACGATTGCCGTCCTGTCGGGTGATGCGAAGTTGGAACCACTACAGCGACCACCGCGAGAACTGCAAAGCGTTGAGCATGAGAAGTCGATGCTCGACAACATTGCGATAGCGTTTGGTGTACCGAAGTCCTTACTCACCTCAGACGATGTGAATCTTGCGAATGCCAGAGAGGGCAGCGTCACTCATGCACGTAATACGATATGGCCGATGGTGTCCCGCTTCGAGGATGTCGTCAACCAAAGGCTGCTGCCCAAGTGGTCTGATCGTTTGTTCATCATGCACGAGAGTCCGGTCAAGGAAGACCGCGTGATTCGCATACAGGAAAGATCATCGCAACTTGCATCGGGCTACACGATCAACGAGATCCGTGAATCGGATGGCATGTCCCGCGTTGATGAGGTGTGGGCTGATTCGCCAATGATGTCCAATACGATTTCATCAGCCGAGCCAATTGTGGCGGTTGATGTTCCTGTGGCTGTGACCGCATCGACTGAATCGCAAATCACAAAGGATGCCGATGTCGAACCCGTGCAAGAGATCAAGTTCACCGACACGCTGTGGCGTGAGGGGTGCGACCTTGGTTGTACACATGAGAAGGCCAGCGACGACTTCGGGGATGAGGACGAAGGGAGCAAGGCGTTTGTTGATGCGATCGCTTCCGTCATCCGTAAGTACCTCAAGGATGTCGTCCGTTCGATCAAGTCATCGACCGAGTTCACGACGAAGCGCCCGATCAACGCAGGTGACAACACGCTCTTCTTCGACGCGGTAGACAATGAGCACATCGAGCAGCTGTTGGTAGCAGCAAGTTCAAAGAACCTATCAACGGTCTACTTCGGTGCGGGTACCGATTCGATCATGTCGCTTGAGGAGCAGACCGGTGTATCTGTCGGCGGTGCATTCGACATGGACACATCCGCCGCTCGGAACTATCTGGACAAGTCAACGCGGCGTATCGCAAAGGACATTCCTGTTTCGTTGCAGCGAGAGGTACGGCGTGAGATTGCCAACGGGATGGCTAACGGTTCTGATGTCAATGTCGTTGCCGACAAACTCAACGATTGGGGATCGGGGTCATGGACCACCTCACGAGCCAAGCGTATCGCACGAACTGAAACGCGGTACGCACAAGAGGCGGGGAAGATGGAGGGATGGACTCAGTCCGGCGTTGTTGCAGGCAAAGAGTTCTTGGTTGCTCCGAGCGCGTGTCCAGTTTGCAGGGCAGTGGATTCACAGGTCAAAGGTAAACTCTTCCCCATCGGCGGTAAGTTCTTCGACAAAGGCGATGATGTCAACTACACCGACGAGAGTGGTAAGAAGAGGAAGTTCAAGTTCAACTACACAAGCATGAAGGGACCGCCGGTACATCCGAATTGCCGCTGTACCCTCATCCCAGTTATCAAGGAAGATACATGACCAGAGCATTCGTACCCAAGGCACAAGCACCCGCCGATCGTTGGTGCTACGTTACCGTGAAGCGTGCCGATGGTGCTGTTGATCACGATAGGATCAAACTTGATATGGACACAACGCGTACATCAGTTCGGAAGACATTGTTTGGAGTTTATGGCTATGGAGATATCATCTGGCGATCAGGTTGGGGATGCGACTATGTGTGCGGAAAACCAAGAGTGGCAGGATCTAATGATTGACGACACCACCGAAATCAATGATGGGGATTTGTGCGACGACACCGAAGTAGTAGAGAGGGTCACGCGCGCCTTCTCATCGTCGGTTGATGTCAAGGCCAAGGAGCCTCGCACAATTGTCGCTCGGATCAGTACGACATCCGTTGATCGGGAAGGCGATGTCGTACTACCGAGTGGCTTGAAGTTGGCCGACTACAAGAAGAATCCTGTTGTGCTACTCAATCACGACAACGGTAGTCTTCCAATCGGAAGGGCGTTGTCCGTCAAGCGCACAAGCGATGCGGTCATAGCAAAGGTTCAGTTTGCCGAACGACCGCCCGAACATCCGATCACCGCAGAGTGGGTGCCTGACACAATCCTCTCGCTGTTCAAGCAGAAGATCCTCCGTGCGTTCTCTGTCGGTTTCGTTCCGACTGACATGAGGGACGCCAATGAGAAGGATCGGAAGAGATACGGCGACAATGCTCGGCGTATCATTACGCAGTGGGATCTAATGGAGTTCTCTGTTGTGCCTGTTCCAGCCAATCAAGATGCCCTCGCCATAGAGGTTGCCAAGTCGTCAACGTGGTTGACAACTGCTTGGCACCTCAAGGCGGAGCGTCCACGTTTGGTACTGGACAGGCGTTCTCGTTTCAAAGTTTGTGATTCTACGCAGGATGATTCGTGAGGCCGCTCATTCGTGGGCCTGCTATCAAGAGCCGTTCGGTCACGCAAACAAAAAAGGTAAAGGCATGAACTGGAAAATGCTTATGGAACACCTGAAGGCCAACGGCTATTCAGGTGAGGAAACCCCAGAAGAAGTCAAGAAGCATCTTGGCTCCACGGGGTTTGACGTTGAGGCCATCGAAGACAAAGACGGAAACGCCTTGTCGGTCGATGCCCTTTGGGCTGCTCGTTCGCGAGCGAAGATGAATATCAGTCAGACTCAATTGGCAAAGGAAGTTACCGATCTTCGGGAACAACTTGAAGCCAAGAACACTGAGGATGAATTGGTTGGTAAGAAGACCGTTGTCACTCATGTCCGCGATCTTGCGGATGATGACAAGAAGAACGGCTTCAAGAGTATGGGCGACTTCATGAACGCTGCCCACAAGAGTTCCGCTCGCGGCGCTCGCGTGGATGAACGATTGAACAAGGCCGCTCTGTCCTCTTACGGTAACGAAGGTACTGGCGCCGATGGCGGCTTCCTTGTTCCTGAAGAGTACAGTGAGAAGATTTACGCCAACGTGTTCTCTGAGGATTCAATCCTCAGCATGACTGACCAGATCACGACTGCCAAGAACGCCGTGACGTTTGTCTCTGATGAGACTACGCCGTGGGGTAGCAGTGGTGTTCAGGTTTACTGGACGGAAGAGGCTGGAGCGATTTCGCAATCGAAGCCTCAACTCAAGTACAACACGATCCGCCTCCACAAGGTTGCGGCTCTTGTTCCCGCCACAGAAGAGTTGCTCAGCGATGGACCTGCTATGGAATCGCTCATTGCTCAGAAGGTTGGCGAGCGTCTTTCGTATACGATTGACGATGCGATCCTTCACGGTACCGGAGCAGGACAGCCACTCGGTATCCTCAACTCGGGCTGCGTAGTTTCGCAGGCGAAGGAATCCGCTCAGACTGCCGACACGGTTGTCGCTGAGAATGTTCTTGGCATGTATGCAAGAATGCTTCACCGTCCGGGAGCCAATCCTGTTTGGTTCGTGAATCAGGATGTTCTCCCAACGCTGTTCAGCATGTCGCTGAACAACAACCCGCTGTACCTGCCGTCCATGCAAATGGCCGACTCCCCGTACGGTACTCTCTTGGGTCGCCCTCTCGTCATTACTCAACACTGTGAAAAGGTTGGGGACGTTGGTGACATTATCTTCGCAGACATGTCGCAGTATGTGACGCTGTCGAAGTCTTCTGGTATAAACGCTGCACGTTCGATGCACCTTTGGTTCGACCAAGAGGTTGAGGCATTCCGCTTCAGCACTCGTATCGCCGGACAACCGTGGATGACCTCCGCAGTTGACAGCGACAATTCGTCCCCTGATGTGTCGCCGTTCATCACATTGGCCGCACGGGCCTGATAGGAGGTATCTGATATGGGTACTATCAATTCACTTACAACCGAACGGGCTGCCATCGTGGCGACCGTTGATCCAGCCAACACAGGTGCTGGCGCAACTGATACTGACGAGGTTGACCACAGCCTGTTCGGATCAACTCAGTGGACGTTGATGTTGGGAACAATGGCTTCTACATCAACCGTGGACTTCAAGTTGCAGTCCGCCTCATCGTCAGGGGGTTCGTTCTCTGACATCACCGGCAAGGCGATTACTCAATTGACGGAAGCGGGCAGTGATGACGACAAACAAGTAGTCATCAATCTGCGTGCTGACGAACTCACCTCTGGTGATCGGTATGTCAAGGGTGTAGTGACTGTGGCTGCTGCTGCAAGTTGGGCCTCGGTTCTTACGCTAGGATTTGATGCACGGCACGCGCCCGCATCTGACAACGATCTGTCAACTGTTGACGAGATTGTTTCCTGACTCCTTTCTGCTGCTGGGCGGTGGTCTGCTGTAACTGCGGCCACCGCCCATGCTGGAGTGACCTATGGCACTGACCACATCACAACTCGCAGAACTCGTCAGGAAGGCGAAGATCCATCTACGGATCAAAGACAACGACCCCGACTTTCTTGTTGGGGCAATAACTATCTTTCACGATAAGGGTACGAGCGCCACTGCGGCAACCGCGTCCCTATCCGATGAAACTCTCACGCTGATAATTACCGGCGGTGCAAACGCAGGCACAACCGCTATCGACTTATCTGCAAGCGCTAACGACACGCTTGAGGAATTGGTCACAGTGATCAACGCTCTGTCCAAGGGGTTCGTCGCTCGGCTTGTCGGTAACACCGATGCAAGATCAATTGACCTATTACCATTCGCCGCAATATCCATCTACGGATCGAACAACGAGAAAGACCTTGAGGTAGAGTCCAATGCACTTCTTGAACTTATCATCGACGAAACGTACGAATCAATTGTGGCCGAGTGCGACCGCCACTTTTTTGACGCATCTTATGATGAGCGTACTTCTATTGACGCAAGTGGTACCGCTGTTCTGAAGGAGCCGAATGTTTCGGCAGTTCACTTTGTCGGTAGCGAAACTCGGGAATCATTGAAGATCGAATACTCCGGCAGTGATCAGAGTGCGCGCGTTGAAGTTACGGACACCGATCTTGTCGTGACCTCCACCGAAGGATCGGTTGATGCGCAAACCACGTTCTCACTTACTGCTTCTGCATACGACACGGTTTCAGAATTGGTGTCTGCTGTGGAGGGAACTTCAGGATGGTCAGCAACACTCATTACAGATGGGCCATCGAAGTATCTCATCCGGCAGCCATCGCGAAGTTTGAAGGATCGTGGGCAAAGCACGGAGACCACGTTCGATGCGTGGGAACCGTATGACGGTGAGTACAATGTCTGGTACGAAGCCGGAATCCTGAAGATGAATGGTGCGCTGTCTGGGATTGCCCGCGTTGTGTATCGTGCGGGTACTGCTACTATGCCAAGAGATGTAGAGCGCGAACTGCTCCGTCTTGTCAAATCAGCGTACGATCTTTCTTCGTTGAACTCAGCGGTAACGACTGAGAAACTTGGCGACTACTCCCGACAGACTGCCATCGCCGCAGTACAAGAATCATTGAACGTGGGCGAGCAGACCCACAATCGTTTGTCCAAGTACACACGGATTCTGCCATGATCGGACACCTCCTCAATGTTGAGGTTGGCGTTTCACGCCGTACCGTTACGCGAGATGGGTTCGGTGGTAACATCGAGACATTCGCCACTGTGTCTACAGAGCGCGTGCGATTACAGCCGATGAAGGCATCAGAGGCAAACCTATACTCTAAGGAAGGTGTTACTGTCACGCACAAAGCATTCTTCAACTACGGTGCCGATGTACAGGCGCGTGATCAACTGTCCGCGTTCGGTAGCACGTTCATCGTTCGTACCGTTACCAACCCCGACTATGAGGACAAGTTCCTCGTCGCCAACGTGGAGTTGCAAGACTGATGGCTGCACGTGGAATAAGTAAGTTGAGATCCACTGTCCGTGTTCAGGATCGCAGTCAGGCTTTCTTTGATAAGGCGAGAACCGACATTGAGAAACTTGTGCACCAGACCGCGTTCCGTGTCGCAATCAATGCGGCAAGGTCAATGCAAGAAAGTCCTTCAAAGGCACCCGATCCGCCCGGAGTTCTTACAGGTACACTCCGCGCAAGTATCGACGTTGATTCGTTCCGTGATGGTACCAACACCTTCGTCGCACGTACTGGCAGTAATCTTGAGTATGCGAGGGCACTTGAACTCGGTTCACCTTCAAGGAACCTGCTGCCGCGCCCTTTCCTACGGCCCGCGTTTCGGGAGGAAGGTCTCACTGACAATGGGTTCCTGCCGAACTCACCATTCGGCAAACGACTCGCCGCAATAATGAAGAAAGCGATGGGTGGCTGATGTACGAATTGGTGAAGGTGGCCGAGGGCCTGTACACATTTATGACAGGTGACGCAGGTTTCAATACGTCGATAGGTGGCGATGCTTCGACTGCTGGCCGATTGTATTATGGGCAAGCACCTGAAGACACCCCGTATCCGTATGTGGTCTTCTTCGCAATTGACAACCGCGACGAAACCCCTACTATGTCTGAGTCTTCGTATGCGGTACGCGTCCAGTTCTCAATAGTGGAGGAATCCGCTGCCGGTCCTCGGGCGTGTATGGACATCGCAGACAAACTGCGTACTAGATTGAATCGAGCAACCTTTGGAATCACGGACCATACGATGATGGCGGCAACGGTTGAAATTGAACGTGGGCCTGTGCTAGATGATCGCACTCACCTACAAACTTGTGACTACCTCATTAGAGGCTTTGAAGACTAGGAGCGTATAAAATGGCTGTTGTATCTGGTATGGGCGGAACTGTGTCGGCTGTGGCCGTCACTGCAAACGTGACCTCGTGGTCGATTGATATCTCTGCGGAGAGTATTGATACGAGTGGTTTGGGATCGGCTGGAAACTATCGTACTCGCATCGCCGGGATAAAGGATTGGAGTGGTTCATATGTTGCTCTTGTTGATAATACAGCATTGGCTTCGTTTCAAACTGACGTAGGTAATGTTGTCGCATCGGCGGTATTCAGTCTTGTCAGCGGAACCTGTACAGGAGACATTGTTGTCACAGGCGTTGCTATCAACGCAACACTCGACAGTGCCGTTGAGTGTACGTTCTCGTTTGATGGCGCTGGCGCGCTCGTATTGGCGAATGGTTGATGTCAACCTCACTGAGTAGGGCGGTCGGTTCGCCGGTCAAGTTCAAAGGGGGTTCCGGTCGTGAATACACATTCCGCCGGATCGGCCTTGACACTTGGTCGGAGTTCTGCGATTGGATCTCTGAAGAACGGCGGCGTGATATTGGTAGGCTTGTCATTGATGACTCTGCCAAAGCCTCGCTGTTCAAGGATCTTGTGTACTCAGGTGTAGGCACCGACGACATGCTTGGTCACGCCGCCACGATGAAGGGGATGGTGTGGCTTGTCTGTCGTTGTTGTTCTGATGATGTTACATCCGATGAGTTGTCAACGGATTTGAGTATGTCAAAGGTTGCGGGCTTGTTCCGTAAACTTGCAGACATGCCGGAGAATGATGACTCAGAGGGAAACGTGGAAGCCGTGGGGGACCGATTGACTGGCACGAGTTGATCGGAACCCTCGCGGCTGTCTTTGGGTTCTCGTATCGTGAGGTGTGTTGCATGACTCTCGGTCAGGTGTTTGGTTTCGTGAGGGTGCTGCCTGATGTGCTTCCGTACATCAACGCATACGCTCAGAAACCCGAGAAGGCAGCGACCGGACAGGCCGCAATGAATGTGCTTCGTTGTCTTGGCGTAAAGGAAAAGGACTGATGTCTCAAGCGATTAGCGAAACCTTTGTAGAGATCCGCGCCGAACTTGATGGCCTTCGCAGTGATCTCAAGAAGGGCAACAGGATGCTCGGCAACATGGGCAAGGGCATCACGTTCTCCGGTCTGACTTCGGCATTTACTGGAATCACTGCAGGCATCAGCGTGATCAAGATTGCCGCTGCGGGTATTGCCGCGCCATTCAAACTTGCATTCAGCGCCATCAAGATAGCGGCAAAGATTGCCATGAGTATCATAAGTAAGGTATTCAATTCCATCATTGGCGTTGCGAGGATGGTTGGGCGTGCGATACGTGACGCATTTGGTTTCGGTAAGCAATACATCAAGGGCGCTATTGATGTGGCGATGGACTTTGGCGAACAGATGATGGCGGTCGGTGCGTTGACCAATACAGTTGGCACAAAGGATTTCACGGTACTCCGCGAGAAGGCATTAGAACTTGGCCGCGCAACTGAGTTCAGCGCGACTCAGGCTGCGATGGCTATGGCGAACTTTGCCCGGACGGGTATGGATGTCAATGAAATCCTTGGAGTCATTGAACCCACGCTAGACTTCGCCACCGCAAACTTCCTTGACTTGAATGAAGCCTCCGATATTGCGGCGCGTGTTATGGGTGGCATGGGTCTAAGTGCAGAGGATGCCGGTCGGGCGATGGACGCATTGACAATCGGTGCGAACAAGTCAAATCAAAGCGTGCGGGATCTTGGCGAAGCGATGAAGAACGTAGGCGCATCTGCGAAGCAGGTCGGTATGAATGTCGAAGATGCAGTCGCTGTATTGATGTCGTTCGCGGATGCTGGCATTCGTGGTGGCGAAGCAGGTACAGCACTCAAGCAGGTTCTTCTCAAGATCCCAAGTAAGACCGCACTCAAGTTCTTCAAGGAACTAAAGGTGTCAGCAAGGGATTCTGTGACAGGTGGCATGAGGCCACTTGACTTGATTCTTGATGATCTCAAGAAGAATATGGCAGGAATGGATGGCTTCGAGCAACTAGAGAAGCAGGTCCGAGCATTCGGTACACGCGCCGGACCGGCGCTTGCATTACTACTTGACGCTGGCGGCGAATCAATTCGTAAGTACACGGCGTTGATTGAAGAGAACGCAGGTATGTCGGCGGCGAATGCCCAGATAATGAGAGGCTCTTTGAAGAATGCGTTCCTCGTTGTCGGGTCTGCTGCCGACGATCTCCGCATCCGCCTAACTGATGTCCTTGATCCACTGATTCGTGGGGTGTATGAGAACGCTGTGAGAGCCCTGAACTTCTTGTCATCGTTTGTGCAGAACAAAGGTCCGGAGATTAGGGACTTCCTTGTCGGTGCCTTTGAGCAGGCGAGTGATGGGATTCTTGATGCGCTGACTGTTGCGCTTGGGTATGTAGCAAACTCACGGGATAAGGTTGCGGAAGTATGGGGGACACTTGTTGGGACTATGGCTAATATTGGCGCAGGTATCAGTGCGGCATTCATGTCATTCTTTGGTCAGGATCTTGTTGCTGCAAACACCGGACCGCTTGAGCGCGTTGTCCTTGCGATGCGGGTTGCGTTCTTGAAGATTGAAATGGGGTTCCGATCGGTGATGAGTGTCGTCATGCAGGCGGTGAGAACTGCGAGTACTGCGGTGAACATGTTTACCGCAGGGCATGGACCGGCTGGTGTAATGACTGCACTCACTGCCGGAGCAATGGGTGGATTCTCTAGCGACCCTGCGGCCGCTCGTCAGGAAGAGTTTGATCGACGCCTGCTTGAGATACAAGAAGACGTTACTAATATGGCCGGTGCCACTGGCAGCGATACCACAACCTCAAGTCGTATAAGAGGACAAGAGATCATAGCAGCGTGGAGGTTGGAGTTTGAGAGACTAAGGAAAGAATGGGCCACGCCGGTAATAGACTCGGCTGTTGTCAAAATAGATCCAAAGGATCTCAAGCCACCACCAGACCCCAAACCGCCACCGACACCGCAGGCAGCAGCAGGCGCTATGTCGGGGACGGTTGATACTGTCTTCGGCGCGTTCAAGGTTAGCGGCGACAAGCAAGTTGACCTCCTCACGAAGATTGCCAAATCGAGTCAAAGTTTATTGGGTGCATTCAAATCCGGCACTACCAACAGTACCCCTTTTACGTGATAGGATATACATAGATGCCAGACCTTGGAGTGACGTTGGTGGAAGTTATGGACAGCCGCAAGTTGTCTGTGAAAGACAACGTGTGGTCTGGCACGCGCGAGTACATTGCGTATTCCTCGGACGAAAACAAGACCATCACCATCGGTGACGTTTTCAAGTATGCAAACCTTCCGCTCATTGGTTCGTTTCACCCCGACGCGCCGATCGCTTCGGCAAGTGGTTATACGTTCGAGCCGATCGCAGAGCGTAAGAGTACGTGGAAGGTCACCGTCACGTATGACGGTTCGCCGCCCGGATCAACAGGCCAAGATGCCGGATTTGTATCCGAGCAAATTTCCACCACCGTCAAGTACGTTGATGTTTGGAGATGCCCTCCATTTGAAGACATGGGTCCGGGTGTACATAACGCCTTTCCGGTCAAAGGTAAAATGTCTAGTACCGGAGCAAGGCCAACATCGTATCCTCTACCCGTGATGGAATTGAGACTCACTGAAAATATTCCATACCCGCCTCACTTTTTGAACTTTGCTTCATACGTAGGCAAAAAAAACATC